CTCCTGCACACCAATCAATTGTAAATAAATACTTACCCTTACGTTTTACTTTACGTCTAGATATGTATTGCATGGTAGCGCCAGCTAACTCATAAAAAGTTGTAACACTCACATTGTAGCTAAAACTATCCCACATAACTAATTCGTCAAGTGGTAGTTCTTTTACTCCAGGTTTTGTACAAAAAGCTGAGATAGGTGCTCTCCACCACAAACCGCCATCTTCCATTAAGAAATGAAACATAGGTACTCTGTTTGGTATAGAGCTAAAACCGAATATTCCTACTTCAAAATATTTATCGTGTGAATCTTTTTGATCTCTTAAAAAATTACCTCTTACGTAACATTCTATTACTGGTATGTTTGCATTAAGATAAGCCATTAATCATTTATACTCCCCCAGTTAATACCGTGTTCATAATCCACTTTGTTTGGTACTTCTAGAGTAACAGCTTGCTCCATAATCTCAACAATCTTTTTTGCCTGTGCGTCATTTTCTATTGATAGACACAACTCGTCATGTATTTGTATATGTGCTACAATACCTTCTTTGTATAACTCTAGCATAGATTTTTTTGTCATGTCGGCAGCTGATCCTTGTATTAATTTATTTAAAGATTTGTATGTGTAAGCTCTCTTGATCCCTGGTCCATGTTCCTGGAGTGCATCTTCATGAGTCATAGCTTTGTGCATACCGAAACTGTTAGGCTCCCACAGATGAAACCTACATAGTCTGCCAAGTAAAGTTCTTATCTGACCACGATCTTGTGCTCTGTTAGATGCTTTGTCCATAAGTTGTTTAACAAAAGGTACCTTTGCGTGATACGTATTAAATAGTTCTGCGGCTTTGTCTTTAGATACACCTAACTCTGCCTGCAATTTAGCTTTACCCATACCATAAAACAAACCAAGGTTAATTGTTTTTGCTTGTGTTCTAGGTATCTCTGCCATGTCTGCCACAGTTTGGTGAAAGTCTGCACCCGAATCATTTTGATACGACTCTACTACATCATACACTGACGGTAATTTATATAGCGCTGCGTAGTGTACAACAAGACGTGGTTCTTGCTGTGAGTAGTCAAAACAACCCCATTTACAGCCCTCTTCTGGTATAAATAAACTTCTAATCTTTGGTCCTAAATCTTTGTTACGTGCTGGAATCTGTTGTAGGTTAGGATTCTGATAAGAGAATCTTCCTGTAACCGTACCACCTCCTGCATTACGCAACTGATTTATTTCTGCATGTATTCTACCTTTGTGTTCATAACGTAGAATAGAATCTATAAAAGTTGTGTGTGCTTTGTTAACTTCTCTTGCCTTTGCAATCATATTAACAACAGGATGTTTGTGTTCTTGTAAAAAGTTTTTTGTAAAACTAGGTGCTTGTGTTTTCTCAGTTCGTTCAAACTCTATCTTTAAATTTTCAAACACTTCTGCTATACTGCTTGCGGCCCAAATTTGTGGTCGTACATTAGTTTCTTTTTCAATAGCAGTTAATATATCTTGTTCTTCTTTTACTAAAGTTTTCTTAAGATTGTGTGCTGCTTCTACATCAACTCTTACACCTTTAAACCTCATGTCAACCAGACAAGGAAATAAATCTGTTTCTAAATCAAATATAGATCCTAAGTCTTGAGATATAATTTCTTTTTTCATCTCTTGCCATAAACCAAACGTTGCTTCAGCATCTCTTTCTGCATATGTTCCAACATTTAGTGATGGTAGTTTATACATCTCTGATTTTGGATCTATACCCCATTCAGCTGCTGCTTCTGCAAGTGCTGCCTCGTTTTTACCAAAACCTAAATACTTCCATGACAAACTATTAAGATCATATCTAAATCTATTTTCATCAGTCACAGCTGCAGCTATCATTGTGTCAACAATTCTACCATTTATTTTAAAACCCATGGCTCTAATCCAACACACGTCGTACATTGCATTGTGAAATATTTTTGTAGAAGTTGTATCTAAAATATCTTTAAACCATTCTAATACTTTTTTACGGTCCATGTTACCACCGCCTTCGTGCGCAATAGGAAAGTATCCTTTGTAATGTGCAGTCGCTACAGCTATTCCTATAACTTCTCCATTACCTATAATTGCTCCAGATCCTTTTTTAATTAAGTCCGGGTCCCTTGTCTCTAGGTCAATTGCAATTTCATCAACCTGTCTAAGGTCTGGAAATTCTGTAGGTATAACCCATTCTGTTTGTGCGCTAAATGTAGGTATCTTCATCTGGTTTCCTTTTGATATACATGGTTGATTCTTATTTTTTTATTTATTTTTTCTTTGTTGCTAAATGCATACAAAGCAGCGTCATAGTTGTGTGGAAATATTTCCCAATCAACTAACCTTGGATATATTTCTAGATTAAATTTATGTTTATCTATTTTAATTGTTTTTCTAATTACACTTCTTTTCATAATGCCAGATAACAAAAAATCAGTAGGCAGGTAAACAGCCCCATATAAAATGGTATATGATTATTTGGTTCCATAGTCCCTTTGTTTAATCATTTCTAAATAATGTATTGCTTTATCGATGTCTTCTACTCCGCCTTTCTGTGAGTGTCTGCATATGTACTTTATAGCGTTTCCTTCTGCAAAAAGCAATTTATTCTTATTGATAAACTCTGCAGGCTGTATTTCCATGTACATGTAATGTGTCCCTGAAACTTGTTTTAAGTATGGATTTTCTTTTTTAGATGTCATAACTTCTATCCTCCCTTTTTGGTGTCATTATATATAAATTTTGTTTTGTACGAGTAACGCCTACGTACCAAACTCTGTGCTCTTCATCATGCTTGTCTTCACTTTTGTCAACAGCTTCTCTTATTTTTCTCGTGTTATCTAAAATAAGTAAAACATTTGTAGCTTCACCACCTTTAGCTGAGTGTATTGTTGATAACTTAACTCGTGCTGGACTATTTAATTTTTCTCCTAACCGTAACATTTCTCTAATGTACAAACATTCTTCTGGGTCTGATTTAAAAACTTCGTACCATTGATCCTCAATACTATAATTAAATTCTTTTAAGTCATACATTCTCTCTTCTTTTAACTCTTGCTCTAATTCTAAGTATTCAAATAAATCTTTACATTCTGACAAAGAAAGTTTGTCTCCCTTAGTCCATCTTGTGTAATGTTTTACTGCTGTATACAATCTTGTTTTATAACTTTTCCTATCTTTTATTTCAAAATAAATAGCCATTTCTTTTAGTATTGATTTTAATTTTATTAATTTGTCATTTGTTCTAGCTAATATTAACCAGTCACTTTCATGCAGTGGTACATCTTCTATTGATGTCACATGATCCACACTTCCTCCTTCAGGACGTGAGGCCCATTGTTTTTTAATTCGTCTGTTCTCCGGTATACGATTTAATATTTGATCTGCTATCTGTTGTACTGCTTGTGGCACCCTGTAAGATTGTGGCAAAATAATGTTCTTAGCAGGCTCACCTTGAAACCTCTGCACATCTGCACCTGCCCAACCATAAATAGCTTGATCATCATCACCAGCTAAGATAACATGTTTAGAGTTTTTCTTAAGTATATCGTACATTTTCCACTGTATTGGCGATAAATCCTGTGCTTCATCTACAAATATTACATCATATTTCGGACACAATTCGGCCACATTAAATTTTTCAATCATGTCGGTGAAGTCTACTAACTTATAAGAGTCTTTATAGTTATCCACTTCTTCTTTTAATATTTGTAACATATGTTTATCTATGTCTTCTGAATACATATCTGTGTTGTACTCTTCTTCAATAGTTACATTCTTAATTCTTGCTGCATTAACTATGTTAAAATATTCACTGTCTGAGTCTACAAACCCTGTTTTTTCCTGGCCATTAGAATAAACTGTAACCTCTATTCCAAGTTGTCTACCAATATCTTCATAATGTTCATCTTGCATAACTTGAGATTTTTTTAATCCAAGTGTTTTAAATGCTAGTGAGTGTAGAGTTCTAAAATGTTTTAAATTTTTTTTCTGTAGTTTAGGATATGCGTCTAACATTCTATCTACTGCTTCATCCGCTGCCTTAGTTGTAAATGCAAAGTAACCTATCCTATCAATAGGTGTTCCTAGTTTTAAAAATGTTTTAACATATTTTAATAATTTTGTTGTCTTACCTGTGCCTGGTGGACCTAATATTTTTCTAACAGCCATTACATTATCTCCGTGTTGTGCAATAATTTATTATGATTAATTTTAATATCCTCAAATTGTTCTATGCTTATACAAACCACATTCTTTGTAGGCGTATTGTACTTACCTTTTTCTTTTGCTGGATATCTTTTTTGTTCTAAAAATTGTATGTCACAATGTTTGTAATTAGTTTTCATCATCACACCTGTTTTGTCTTCACCGTGTTTCCAGTTTTTAGATTTAAGTTTGTCGTAAAATTTATCAAACTTAAAGTATGCATAACCATCTTCTATCAACACCGTTCCAGATTTAAATGATGCATCATTCATAGCTTTAGGTCCATTTATTTTTGCATGTAATACGTCATGTAATTTTTCTTTTGGTGATGTACCTACTGGTGGATTAATTATTTTTTGTGTTTGAAATAAAGTTTCTAATACTGTTTGATCTTCTGGTGCTTTTATAATTGGTGGTGGAAACCCTGCAGCTTTTGCTATTGAGTTTCTACGTTTACGTTGGTCAGTTACATGTTCTATTGTTTTACAATGCACTGTTGCCTTACCAATACCATCTGGTTTAGTTACATCAAATTCATATTCTGGATCTGGTTCTATGTCTATCTTTCTTAAGTTTGTTAATACAGGATATTGTCCTTTTGATCCTGCTAGTATTCCATACTTCTTTTTAACACAGATACCTTTCTTACAAAAATCACTAATAGGACTTTGGTTACAGGTGTAACCTTTTTCGGATCGATTCCATGATCTTGTTTTTTGTTTTAATTTATTGTCATCCCACGCATTAGCGTGCTCTCTTGCAAAGTATTTTACTGGTGCATTCTTAACTTTTTGTTCCCATGTATCTGGATACTTCATCTTAACAAACACATGATAGTTATACATAAATCTATCTTTACCATCAAAGCTAGATTGGTTAGATATTTTAGAGATTAGTGCAAGACAAGGCGGCCCCTCTAAAAAATCTTCATCAACACCTTCCATAGATTGTTTTTCCATGTCTTCTGTAAGAGTTTTTAATTCTTCTATTGTAGTTATGTTTGCATCTGCAACTTTTACAAACTGCTCTAATGTAAAGAAAGTACCGTCAATATTTACTGCACGTCTTTGTCCGCCGTAGTAAGGCAGGTTTATAAACTGTCCCGGTTTCATGATCCCTGTTTCCGGATCCTTTGTTAGTTGTGTTTGTTTAGGAAATATCTCACAGTCTGGTTTAAGATTAAATATAGGTAATAAGTTACTTAAAAATGATACAATAACTGTTGATTGTACAAATTCATTCATAAATAAATACAAATGTAGTCCACCGCTTTTAGATTCTATTGGTACTAATGGTAGTTTATATTCTTGAATAGTTTCTAAATAAAATTGTTTGTCAAAATTTTCGTATTGTTTTGGGTCTACGTCTATGACTCCAAATATAGCGCTGCCTTTCTCAGTAGTAGGTTGTATTCCTACAGATATGTTTCCTTCTAAATGTTCTTGATAAATAACGTCAGTAAACTCTTCGTAATTCCACCTATATACCGGTTTCTTTTTACCGCTTTCTGGATCTACGACAGCGTTAGTCCAATCTGCAATTCCATACGCATGTCTATAGCCATTAAATATTTTTATATATTCTTGCATAGTTATCCTGTCTACGCAGGCCACTTAGTCTCCCTTGCGGCCCACGCTGTGCACATACCCCGGAGGGATTATATAATGCTTTTACTTTCTGCTGGTTTCTCTTCACCATGCTTTGCTTTTACTGCACCTTTAGAGATGCTTTCAGAAAAAGATTTAGCTTGTTGA